TTGATTAAGCCTTTTGCTTTTCGAACTTCTTCCATTTGTTTTTTGAATTCAACTGCTTCTTTGGCTTTCTGACTGGGGCTGTTTACTCCTTTATTTCCATAACGAACCCACATTATTCTTTCTAGTCGCTTTTCTTTATCAACCTTGTCTAGTTCTGCCAATTTTTCAAGTTCAGCAAGTTTGACTTTGAGGCTACGAATATTGTCGTCTTTTGGTTCTTCAATACAACCATCAATGGTTACATTAATGTCTGATTGTAGTAAATCAACAATAAGCTTTAGTTGGTTGATTTGATTTAGTCTGAGAAATAACTGTTCATTACCCAAATCAATATCAATGCCTTTACGAGTTTTAGTAATAACTCGCATACGAAGTAATGCGAGAATGAATGTAATTTCTTTCTCTGTATCGTATGTTTCACACTGCACAGGAAACTTTGCCTCAACAAGTTTCTTTTTCTTTCGCCTGCGAATGCGACCAGACTTTATCAGGTCATTGAGATTTACTTTGTTTGAGTTTGGATTTTTGGTAGGAGTATGTTTCACAATGCGTGATTCTACTTCTGACATTTTAATTTTAGCCATGGCTATTTACCTTTCTTTCCGTTTGTATAATAGTTGTATTGTGATGGGTGAATAAATGATGAACCATCAATAACAGATGTTCTACGCCTTCTTTTTGGCTTTGTCCAATTTTGAGCATAATCAGAACCTTCGGGATAAACTATTTCAATCCCTTTGGCTTTCAATTCAATAAGTTTGAGTAGATACATTAGTTGTTCACACTCAAACTCAAATCCTTTATCTGTTACTGCGTAGAAATTTGTTTCTTTGCGTTCGGTAATACCTTTGAAGTGAGTAATAGTACCATACTCAACTTTACCGAATGCCAACTCAATACCCAATAATTTCAGATACATTTGAGTATCTGAGAGATAAATCTTGTGCTGTTTCAATGAGTTTGCAATTGATTCAATCAATTGATACTCGTATTCACTCTGTTGTATCATAGATTTATGCCTTTCGTTAGTTAGATGGTTTTTTATATTTATAGTTATTTGTGGTCGTGGTTGCGCGACCTGCCACTAGGGTATCGCATAGAAAAAAAAACAACAACCTCACAGAGAAAAAATATCTTCAAAATGTTCTTTCGCATACGCGATCGCACAGGGCTAAACAGCAGCTGTAAAAACTATATTAAAGGATGATCAGACAAGGATATAAATAACTATTTCGCGGGTACGGTTATGAAGTAACAATAGACCAAATTTAGCGCATATTTACCGGACATTGCTAAATAATATACTAAATGAACTACCCAGGTTTTTTTCTATTTTCCTATGAATTTTAGTATACGTTTCACGAGGTCTCAGGGTTTTCCAATAAAATCAGGTTTTCGAACCAACTTAAAACTCTTCGACTACCTTTGCGTGCTTCTCTATGAATGACATCATAGTTCCCTTGTATTTCATACGCCCTATATGTGTTAATTCAATAGACGGCTCAACCCAAATTTTACCACCCATGTTTTGCCAATACCTGCAAAATCCATAATCTTCAGATAAGAATCTATTAAGATGCGGATCGATGTACGAATTAAAGAAAGCATAGGTCCATTGTTTCTCTTCATCATTTAGCGCATTAGTATCATCATTATACTTCAGCTCCGGATATTTCTTAATCATCTCATGAATGACTTCTCTTTTGATCAACATAAACCCCGTTCCTGCGTCAAAGATTTCTATAGCACCATTGCTTACCTTAAGCATCCTATTGTCTGAACTTTTAACAGGATTGATAACAAACCTAACACTATTTTCCAATAACAGATCTTTCGACACTCCGGCCTTTACATTCTCCTGAACTTTCCCCCAATCTATTTGCTTGATAGGATAGGCTGCAGTAACAACTTCTTTATCATGCCAGAGAAGTTTTATAATAGAATCAGGCTCCCATGCTATATCTGCATCAATAAACATTAAATGTGTAGCCTGATTATAGGCCATAAATTTAGCTACAACATTATTTCTGGCTCGACTAATTAGGCTATCAGTAATTGTACATAGGCCAAATTTGATCCCATGATCTCTAAAATACATCATAGTTTTAACTAATGATAAAACTGTCGGTTCAGAGATTAATTGATCATAACAAGGTATTGCGAATAAGACATTCCATCTAGAAATAGTTTCTTTGTCTATCTGGATTTCTTGAGTTTCAAATAGTGGCAAGGCGAGCTTCTTTCTTCTCAAATTATAACACAAAAAAAGGCGGGGCTTGCGCCCCGCCCGAAAAAATACTAGTATTTATTTCTAAAGTTGCTAATTACGCCTTAACCGGAGTCTTGACATTCTTAACATCTTTTGCCTTTACTGTTCTACTAACAGTAACTTCGGCATCATTCTTTCCCGGAACCCTGAAGTAGAGTGTTTCATTAACTCTGTCGAAGCTGATTTGAACCACAAGATTTAATTTCTTTGCTTGTGATCTAATTCTCTGCTGCATTGAGTTAAATTTCTTTCCAGCCTGAATTCCTGTAATAGAGTATGCCTGTCCATCTTCCGATGACAACACTAATGTATCGATAATTTGCTGAAGCTCAGCATTTGTACGACCAGTTCGTGCAATAACCGGGAAATTACCTGCTTTATTAATTTGCATTTTATGCTCCTTGGGTAGGTGTTTTTTCGTCACCTTTTGGTGACGGGAAGAGACAGTAGCAGACTTTGACCCCCCTTGTGTCACTTTGCTACACTTATTTAAAATATTTTTTCTATTGTGGCTTCTGCAGTAGTTTAAGCAATCCTCTTACCTGTGCAGTAAGCACTGCATTTTGTGCAATCAAATCAGCAATTTTATCCGTAAGAATTGCAATGACATCTGATGCTTCAACTTGTATATCTTTAGCTATATCGATTCTATCCACTTCCCCACCTCCTGACCAGGTATATTAATTTTTTTATCCACCGGAGTGAACTGTCTTAAATTATCATTATACAGACTGACGGCTCCAAAATCTTCTAAATCCTCATCAATTTCCGATTGAATGGAAAAATCTAAAACCTCAATTTCCACTTCTTGCTCAACTGCTATATTTTCTACACAATTGAATACCGATCCGGCTAGAGAATCTGCCATATCTTTTGAACCACCAGACGGGTGATCAATTTTATTATTACTAAAAAGTCTAAGTTTTAACAATTCTTCATTTACCAATATCTCATTCCAATAACCTCTTAATCTTGTATCATATATAGATGTCATTAGTGTGTCATAATCACTCTTCTTTACGCTATGAAAATCTGATGCGATCCCTTGTGCTCTCAAACTCTGAATCATTTCAATAGATTGCCATCTATCAAAAGTAACTTTAGCTACATCAAATTTTCTACATAAATCAACTATCATCTGCCTTACAGAAGCAAAGTTAATCTCTTCACCGGGGGCCGCCTTCCAAGAGTGTAATAAATCTACGTTGATTATTGGAAGTTTTTCTATTCCCATAGATGTCTTAACTTCTTTAAACCCTGCACAATGAGTCATACATAAGGCAGATCTATCTCTTTTAAATCCCAGATCAACATGTATAAATCTTCGATGACCATCTGAATTATTAAACCACTTATAAAATTTTCCATCCTCATCCACTGGATTATCTGCGTACATAAATGCCTTTCTAACTAGATCTTCATCTCTAAAATATGCATCTTCCATTGTTGGTGGTTCACACTCAAATCTCGATGCTGCTTCAATAGGATTTCTTATGTATTCAGATTCAAGATCTGATCTTTTAATTGTCGGATTAACTTCCCATGTAGCGGCCTTTATAAACCAAGTCTTTGGCTCTTTTTTATCTTTAGCACCAAAATATCTCTGTTGAATGAAATCACCTTTATATCTGGGGAAAGACAATAATATGACTTTCCCAACTTCCGGAAATCTTGACATTACAGATAATTTACTCATGTTATATATAGCAGAAGCCGAACCTTTTGCCCTGGTATCACCTTTTAATTCTGCATCTGTTTTAAACGCGGATATTTCATCGAGCACTATAGTTAATACTTCATAACCTTCCCAGCCTTCACTTTCTGAGTGACCGGAGAATAGTCTTACTGGTCTAGAGAAGAAAAATATTTCTGATACTCTAGGTTCAAATCCAACGCCATTAAAATACGGAGAGCTAAGTAGAAGGTTTTTTAATGGTTCGAAGAAGACTCTCTGGGCTTGTTGAGCATTTACGGCAAGATTTAATAAATCAACGTAAACTCCATTCGCTTTACCATAGTAAGCGAGAGGGTCACGCAAACAATGTAACAAATATGCCGTGTATGCGATCGAAATTCTGCTACAATGGTCCTTTCCAGAACCTTTACCCAACATACAAATTACTTCATTATCCGTATATTTCTTATGGTATTCCAGACCATCATGTTCACCCATAACTTTTATCAAAGTAGGCAATTTAAATATTTGCGTACTATGTTTAACTATTTCAAGCTGTATCGCAGACAATGGTGGCAGACCAAGATATTTCTTTTCTTGTACGAATGTTTCAATTCCTACAGGTTCTTCTATCAATTCATCTTGTCTCAACAATCTATCAAAGTCTTCAAATTCCAAATTAATTCCAAGATATTCAGACATAAATACCATTATATATTACAATGGGCACAAAACCCGTTCTCAAATTATGAGAATTTATATAGGCATGAAAACCCGTTCTCAAATTGTGACAAATTTTTGTATACGCCCAAAAACCGGTTCTCAAATTGTGACAGATTTTTGTATACGCCGAAAAACCCGTTCTCAAATTGTGAGTATCGTGCATAAGGGATCCAATATCAGTTCTCAAACTCTGAAGGGTTTGAATTAGGGTTCTCAAATTGTAAGTCTTTTTCATCCACATCATCCGATTCAGAAAAATCAACTTTCTCTCCCGACATTATTTCAAACGCAATCTCAAGCTCCCTCCTGACTTCCTCAGCAATTTTTGGGTGCTTGGCAATAACGTCTTTTAAGATTTTAGAAAGAATTTGATTAACGTTTTCAGCTTTTTGCATTCTTGCAATATATTCACCATCAGCTTGATTGCCGCCCAACAATTTATGAAGCTGAGCTTTTCTTTGAGCAATTTCCCCGGCAAGTTTTATAGCTTGTATTCTTGCAGCAACCATACCATTATCTGTTGCAATCGTAATTGTTTCCCAAGCTTCTTTGCTTAACTGATCAAATTCTTGTAATGCTTTAATTGTATTGAACTGAACTTTTTCAAGAAAATAAGGATCTTCAGCTACTGTCTTATTTAAAATTACTTTATATTCTTCAACGTATTCTTTTACTTCATTTACTTTCAGGCCCATCAAGGCAGCTATCTCGCTATTCCTATATCCCTTTACATGAAGCAATCCAACTTGCTCTACATCTTTAATTTTGTCAATTAAGCTTTTATTTTGAACTACTTCGATATCTGACATAATCTATTTACATACTCCTGCCCAACATGTTCCCATGTAAGATTTTTATTAATAAATTCCGCACCACCAAATGTTTTTTTAGATATTTCATCATAATTATTTACAACATATAACATTTTATCACATAAATCATCGAAATCTGGCTCGGCCCAATCACCGCATCCTTCATAAATACCAAACATATTTTTTGTTCCCCATTTAAAATCAAGAGGAACAGATAATTCTGCAAACTCTGTGCATGCTGTTGCATTAGTACAAATAGTTGGGATACCCTTGGCTATGGCTTGAAATGGAAGCAGACCCCAGCCTTCACCCGATGTAGGGTAGACAAGGCAATCAGCTTGATCATATATTGAAGCCAAATCTTCTTGATTAACTTGCCAATCAATAACTTTTATTCGAGGATGGTCTGTTAAAAATGTTTTCACGTTTGTAATATTATCTTTTAATCTGGCATCTGGCGGTCCATTTGATTTATAAATCATCTCAAATCGCTCATTATTGCCAAACAGTTTTACAAAAGCGTCTACCGACATCTGAGAGTTTTTTCTAGTTGATGGGGAACCTATAGACAAAAAAACAAATTTGTCTTTTGATAGCCGCCTTGGTTTTGCCGGGGGTGAGTAATGAAGCGGATTGACACCAAGTTTAAAATCATATACAGGAATTGTTACACCAGAATTAATAAATACTTCTTTAGCCCACTTTGATGTTGTCCACATTTCATCTGCACTATTGATTGTGTCTAGCCAGTAAAGAGGTATTTTATTTGTTTCCCAGTATGAAAAGCACACATTATATCCAGATTTTTTAGTAAAAAGGTCTGGAACACTATTATGAACATAAATATAAAAATCTTCTGCGGCACCTTTTATATTTTTTTCGTACAAAATAGGTAGTCCAGGAAATAATTGAAAATTATACTGAATTAAATTATTTTCAATTAAATTTAGATGTTTTTTTATATAAGATTTAATATATGCAGAAGACTCGTTATATCCATCATTGTAGGTCTGTGATGTTGCTGTTGTCCATTGCACTTTCATCTATTTGAAATCCAATCTTTCCGCCAACAATTTCCGCTTCTTGCTTTAGTCTAGGAATTCCTAAACCATGAACTTTTATATATTCAACTCTATAATTATACCAGCCCTGCACTGCCTGCCACATTTTATCGTCTGTAGTTTTACCTAATTCTTGAAGTTCTTCTGTAGAAATTAAAAAGCTAAGAACACCTAATGGCATGTATATAACAACATCATAATTACTATCCTTATCTTTTGCATATTTTTTAAGTAACAATTGAAATTGTGTAATTGTATCCTCCACTGGCTTTCCTGCAAAAAAATCAATGTTCCCGTAAGCATTCCTAATACGCGGACAATAATCATCAACTCCAGCTATTGTTCCAAAACTTCTACA